TATAGTGCCATGATCAAGGTCAATTACGTTGTCTCCACACACTAAGCGGCCTACCGTTATCAGGTCAGCAGTAAAGCCGTCACCTGTGCCAAATGTGCGCCAATCGAAAGACCCGTCAGACTTTAAGCTATTGGCGATTCTGAAACCACCTTGACTAAGCTGTATTGCGCTCACTGGTGTAGATGTTGCGTGGAAATTCTCGTCTAGTGGCACAGACGAATAGATAGTGCCAATCTCGAAGCTTTCGTACTTGTAACTATTACCGTTGTCGAACTCCTGATTTAAGCGCTTAATTATTGCATTGAGGTAGTTGCTATTAGCATTCGCTGCACTGTCCCATGAAGTCGAGCGCGTAGATAAGTCCGACAAGCTGCTAGACTGACTTTCAATCGTGCTTAAGATAGTCGGTGTTAGCGTGCCAAATGTGTAGGTTGTATTCTCTTCGGCTAGTAAGTCCTCGTCTATAGCCAGCACGCGCCCGCTAAGGCGTAATTCTGGCTCATACACCGTGTCAATAATCGCTATCGAATCACCAATGCTGACACCTTCCATGTCTAGGCCAGCGGCTTTAAGTGGTATAACGCCAGCTTCGTATGTGATGCTTGGCGTGGTGTAGCTTGGCAGTGCAGCTTTGCCGAGCTCCAGCAATTCGGCTGGGTCCTCGCAATCGCTCGCTTCAAACTCGCCAAAGAAGTGAGTCTTGCCGCCCTTGCCATCAGGTATGCCCCAACGCTCTAGCGCGTCTAAGTCCTCAAGGTATGGCACGCCGTTGTTAACATCTGAAATAGTAATACGCCTGCCATAGCCACCCGTGGCGTTGCCGTCCTCGTCGTAGCACTCTTCGCCTTTACCGTAGCAATATATGGCCGTAAACACATCATTCTCGGATACAGTACGCTTAACGTCTGTAAGGTCTTTGCCGTACGTAAAACGCTTGCCGTTGTCTTGTCCACAAGATTGCAGCAAGTTAATCTTGCGTGCAGATATAGCACCATTGCTAACTTCAATTGTCGTTGTGACTTCGGCGCTGTAAGCGTCCACTATCTCGTCAATACAGCTAAGCACAGACTGTTCGTAGAAAGACATGGTGTTTTCGCCTGTAACGTCTATATTGCCAACGCTCCAGCGTGTGTCAGCAAGCGCGACCGATAGCGCGTTAGTAGCCGCACCCGATGGTCGTTTGTCGCTGATGCGCTGGCCGTTGAGTTCACATATCGAGTTTTCGGCGTGGTAGGTATAGGCCAAAAGGCCGTCTTCATGCGAGCTCGTACCGCCTTTAATCTCGTACTCACACCACAGCCCCATATCGTCGCAAAAAACAATACGGTCGCCTTTGTCGGCGACAGTTTGTGTGGTTATGTCTATGGAGTCTTCGCCGTTAATCTCGCGGTGGCGCGTGGCGCTCGAAATGTCGGTTAAGGTGCCCTTCTGTGTGCCCCACCTATCATAAAGGTAGTAAATCACTTATAACCACCTCTCCGACCATGTAACGCTACCCGATGCGCCAGCTACTTTAACGTTGTTGCTACCAACATCGAGTGCTGTAAAGTCGCTACCGAGCGTTACAGGAAAGTACGACCCGCCGCGAGTGACGCGCTGGTTGGCCATGTCAATAACAATTACGGTACCTTTATCCACCTTGTCGGTTGTCTGCACATACGCCGAGGTGTCCATGTTGGTAACCTTAATAACGTCTCCTGTACCCGTAAGCGTGTAAACAGGGTATGTCTTATACGTCCCATCCACCCACAGCTTAGTTGCGGTATCGGTGACGATTTCTTTCGTAACCTCGTCTCCAAACGCTACAGGATCATACGCGGTGAAGGTAAGTGTGCAGGACCCAAACCGCCAAAGGCTGTCTAGGTCGCTTGAGTCTGTGCACATGGCCATGTAATACAAGTCGGGCTCGTCAGGTAACACAAGCTTCGCTGGTACGCTAACGAACAGATAACCTGTTAAGTCGCGCCTGATTTTAGACATCTCGAGGTAGCTGGCCGCCTGAACCTTCAGGCGCACATACACCGAGATTTCGAGTGGCTTTAGCTTGGACGTGGCAAAAACGCTCCCATCACGTCCGGGTACATCAAGCGTTGTCACGTCTAGCGACGTGCCAATTTTGCGCTCGGGCTTAACCCTAAAGAATTGCTCGAAGTCGTAATCATTGAATATCATTTAGACCGCTCCTAACGAACGTTTTTTGCGGTTAAGTAGTGTCTGCAGCTTTTCAGCAATTGTCTTGGTCAATTCGTCTATGTCCTTATCCGATTCATTAACGAATTTCTCTATGTTGATGACTAGGTTAACCACAGTGTCGCTCCCGTTGCCGTCTATGTTGTCGCTGACGGCCTGCGCGAATGGCTGCATGTACTTGCCTTGTAGCGGTACAACCGCTTCGCTGCCAGCTTCGCCAACGCCGATGACGCTAGGGGAGTTAAACACGCCACCTGTTGCATACCAATTAATAGCAAGTGTTGGGATAGAGCCTGTAAGCAGGTCTCCAATTTTCCAGCCGCTAGGGGAGATGCCAAAGTGTGGCATTGGAATGTGTGGCCACGAAATCGAGAAATTGAAAAACCCTTTGATGGAGTCAATCGCACCCTTAACCAAGTCTCTAGCTGCGTTAATCGGTGTTTCAATCGCGCTCTTGATTCCATTCCATACAGATGTAACCGTGCTTTTAATCGCGTTAAATACGCTACTAACAACGCTTTGAATCGTTCCGATTACGCTCGAGACCGTGTTGTAAGCGTTCTGTATTGGCGTAGCGATGAAGTTGTAGATTGCGTTCCAAACAGTAGTTACAAAACTCTTAATCGCATTAAACACAGTCGATATAACGCTTTGAATCGTGCTTATGATGCTTGAGACAACGTTATAGGCTGTATTCAGTGGACCACTAATAGCTTCATAAATTGCGTTCCAAACAGTGGTTACAAAGTCGGATACAGCTGTAAATATAGCTACGATGATAGCGAGCACAAGGCCAACAACAAAGCTGACGTTGTCGTATATCGTGTTCCAAGTATTCAGCACGAAGTCACTGATAGCCGTCCATACAGTGTTGAAGGTATCCGATATGGTCTGAAATACCGTAGTGAAGAAATCACTAATAGCTTGCCATATCTCCATGACGGTATTGCGGAAGTCTTCGTTTGTATCCCACAAGTATTTGATAGCCGCAACCACGGCCGCAATCAAGCCGATAATAACGCCTATAGGATTAGCGCTAAGGACAGTCCATAACAGTGTGAACGCGCCAGCAATACCGCTAATAATAGCCTGAATTGCAACCACGGCCGCAAATCCTGCAATAGCGGCTACAACCGCCACAATAACAGGCTTAAGCGCATCCAGCGTGTCTAAGAACTGCTGTAGTGGACTTGCGACTTCACCAACCACGTTACCGAACTCGTCAAACTGTTGTGTTGGTGTAGTTAACCACTCAATCAGGCTAGACAAGCCGCCTGCAACGTCTGTAGTTATGAATTGCACGAGCTCGCGTAGTGGACCTTCCACAACGTCCCAAACCTTCAACGACAACTCTTCAAAAGCCGAGTTCATGGATGCTACATCGCCGCCGAGGTTGTCTGTCATGGTGGCAGCTGTATCCGCAGCAGCACCGCTACAGTTATACAGGTCGTCTCTGAAGTCAACCAAAGAGTCAGAGCCTGCATTGAGCATTAGGTTTAAGCCCTTGATTGAGTCCGCTGTGAAGGTTGACTGTAGCGCTGCCGCCTTCTGTGCGTCTCCCATGCCATCTGTAGCACTTTCGACATCAGCTAGGATGTCTGCAAAGTCGCGGTAGTTGCCCTCGGAGTCCATAATCTGAACCTTAGCGTCACCGATAGCAATTGCGCCGTCTTCCATGTTGGACGTCATATCGCGCATGACTGCATTAAGTGCGGTGCCAGCTTCAGAGCCTTTAAGGCCTTGGTTGGCCATCATGGATATAGCGGCCGATGTGGTTTCGACGTCCATACCAGCGGCGTTACAGTTCGCGGCGCAGTTCTTGAAGGCCGCGCCTAGGCCGTCAACTGTGGTGTTAGCGTTCGCCTGTGCATATGACAGCACGTCCACCATGCGCGTTGTATCACTGGCGGTCATGTTAAAGGCCGATAGATAGTCTGTAACAAGGTCAGATGCGCTCGCTAAGTCCATCTCTCCTGCTTGAGCAAGCGAGAGTACGCCAGAGACGCCGTTAAGCATGTCTTCGGTACTCCAACCAGCAAGCGCCATGTAGCCGAGCGCGTCTGCGGCTTCCGATGCGCTAAACGTAGTCGTCGAGCCGAGTTCACGCGCTTTGGCTTCAAGTAGTCCTAGCTCGTCTCCTGTAGCGCCTGAAAGTGCAGATACTTTAGACATGGAGGTCTCAAACGATGTGCCAATCTCCACCACAGATGATGCGGCGTTTTTGACAGCATCGGCGGCGGCTGTAATCGCGGCTGTTGCTAGGTTGGCAAGCACGCCTTTAGCAATCGTGAAGCCCTCCGAGGTCTTGTTGGCCGCATCGGCACCTTCTTTAACGCCTGACCAGTTAAGATTCTCGTCGGCTTTTTCAACCTCGTTTAAGCTGCTCTTGATGCTCTTAACGCCTGTTACAACGCCTTTTTCGTCAAGCTCGCATTTAATCGTTACTGTGTTTGATGCCACTGCGTCCTACTTCCGTCGATGCGAATACCGCCCCAAGCATGTTGCTTACAGCGGCCGCTGTGTCCTCTACGGTTGCGCTCTTTTTGCCGAGCGCGAAATGTTTGCGCAGTTTGTCGAATTGTCTACATTCTTCTTGATTGTGTTTAGTCGGCTTAGGCGGCTTTGCTGTCCTGTAATGTATTGCAGATTGAAAAGGTGTCTCGCTGTCAGCTTCGAGCAGTCCATGTAACAGGTCGCAGGTCTGTGCGAAGGTAAAGTCCTTGGCCACGTCCGACCACTTAAGGCCATAGTGTGCAAGCAGGCTAGCTTGTATGCGTCCTGCGTCCTCGTCCCAGTCGAATACTGGTTTACCGCTGACTTCTGAATAGCGTTTATCGGCGCTTATGTCGATTCCGTAAGCATCCCAGCATATGCTAATTAGCAACTCGCCTAAATCGTCCGAATAGCTAATAATGACTGGTTCTGGCTCTGGGAAGATCATGTACACGAGCTCAACAATTTTGTCGTTTGCATCCATCTCGGTATCACCAAAAAGGTTGATTACCTTAAGCGCTGTTCCTGTTGAGTTATAGACCGTAATTTTATGGCCACGATAATCGAAGTCAGTGCATAGACCGCCATTAACGTATTCATGTGTGGTTGTTAGCGTCTCTTCGACCACGATTAACAGGCCAATCCAGCGGCTTGTTTGAACTGACGCTTAGCTGCAACGTCCTTGACGACAGCTCCAACCTCATTAAAAGCTGCGAGCATAACATCTAGTTTATCTGTATTGGAACACTCTCCCAGAAGGTCATAGACTTGGCTTAGGCCGTCTTTACCAAAGCACACAATTAGCACATTGTTAAGCACTCGCAGATAATCGGCCGAGTAAGATTCAATCAAGTCGAAGTCCAGCACATCAAGCGCCTTAGCACGTTTCGCGTCTAATTCGTCAATCTTTGGTTGCGCTAGAGTGCAAGCTTTAGCTATGTTCATACAGTTGCTCTTAGCCGTATCAACATGCAGCGTGATAATTTCACCGTCAATGTTAAAGTCAATCGGAACAAGTTGGTTCTTAACAATCTTGACTGTGTGCCTTCTGTTATTGTTTCCTTTTTTGCCCATGATATATGCCTTTCTTTTTCATACGCGCCATAAAAAAGAAGGCCGTGGGCTGCGCGTCCCCACGGCCTAAG